AATATTAACAGCAATAACAGGTAACGTTAAATTTTGTGCTTTATTAACTATATCAAATAATACTTTTTCTTTAGGTGAATAAACATACCGTACATTTATTTTTGATTTTTCAACACGATTTTTATCGAACCGTCCAATAACAACATCATCAAATGATGCTACAAACTGAATCAGCATATCTTTCAGTTCAAAGTAAAAAGGTCGTTTAATCATTTCGTCTAATTATATTTAGACGAATCTATCAATGAAATACGTAGGAAGTTTAGATTTATTAGATAATATAGCATCATACACACAACCATCTAAGATATAAGTTGTACAATAATCGTCTTTCGATCTTACCCCACGACCACAAGCTTGTATTAAGTTTGTTAACATTTTATCTAAATACCATGTTGGATCAAGTTTGAATAATTTTTTAATACGTTCATTACCTAATGGTAAATAAGCAGCTTTTACAATAATTTGAAATCTAGCAAGATCATCTTTTAAATCTACACCGAAACTTAAAGATGGACTTACTAAAATTGTATTATTTGGTGACTCAGCATGTAATTTAACAATGTATTCATTATCTTGCCCTGTTTCTCTAAAAATAAATCTCGGATCATTCCCAACTTTTTCTTTAATAAAATCAGTAATTTCCATTGTATGTGTATGTATTATACCCTTTTCATTTTTATGTGTTGCACAAATTTGCTTGATTTGTTCTGTTACCCATGGTAATGAAGGTTTTAATGTCTTGTAATTAAGTCTTACTTTATTTGAAACATATATTGGTGCTTTTTTAGGATCAAAAACTGATTTTGATTCAATGTATTCATAGTTTGTTATACCTAAAGTTTTTGCAAAATTATGTGGATCAATAATAGTTGCTGACATCAGTAATATTTTATCACCATGTTCAAAAATATATTTAGATAATGTATCAACTTTCAATGGTGTTAACATATACCCGTCTTTATCTTTTTCTATCAAATACTCACATTTATCCCAGGTTTCTAATGTCATCTTAAGTGACATCATTAAATTTTTAAACAATGAGTATCGCTGTCTATCAGCCATAGAAACATCGCCTTTACGTCGATTTAATGTGTTTTTCAATTTACCGACTTCATCTTCTAACGACGACATCAAACCAATCAACCAGGTTCTAAATTTTTTATAATCATTAATTGGTGGTGTCTTATTATAATCTAAACGTTTAAGTATTTTGGAATTAATATGTCTTGAAAACCGTTTAACAAACTCATCTTCTAATTCAGATGCTTCATCACAAATTAAAAATTCACGTTTTTTAACATGATCAGGCAATGCCATGAACATACTGTAATTAAAAATATTAAATTTATTAATTAATGCATCTCTACGTGCATTGTAATACAAACATTTATTTTTAGTTAAACATTCATCTTTTAATTTGGAAAGAAACACACAAGGTGCCATTTCAACATTATATTCTGTATCAACCTGACAAATATAATTGGTTTTACCTTTTAATATATCACTGTCTGTAAAAAGTTGATTGTATTGATTTTGAAGATTTTTTGTAATTGTTAATGCTGTTGCACCAAATTTTGGTTGTGAATTGCAAATATCTTCGTTTACATATGATCCGAATTGATCTTGATCGAATGCGGAATGCGTCTTAATTAAGTCAACAAACAGATCAGATGGTGAATTACTTTGATTGCTTAATGTTTTTGATAAAAATGATTTGCCGGATCCAGTCGGTGCACTACAAATTACAAATTTTTTGCCACTTTTAAATGCTTTATCAATTGCTGTTAATAATTCCTGCTGTTGCGGTAATGGATTATAGTTTTTAGGAAAGAAATCAATAATATTCGACATTTTATTTATTGTATATCAAAAAAATAAAAAATCAATTTATTTATTATCTTCAACAATATTCAACTTTACATTATGCAGTTTATTTGCCTTGGTGGTTATATTTTTCAATTTAAAAAACAACTCACTATTTGGTACCGATAGTCGGTCAATTGTATAATCAAATATTACCCGTTTCATGTTATTTTTTTCTAATAATTCTACATGGTACGGAAAAGGTACTTCATATTTTTTTTGTAGTGATCCAAATTTAACAAAAAAAGTAATATAATAATCTTTAACACTGAATAATACTAATTTACCACGTTTAACAATTTTATTGTTTATTTGAAAATTTAAATTTCGTTGTAGTAATGTATTTAAAATAGATTCCAAGTGTTCAATTGTTGACATATAATTTTAGGTATCCATAAACGTCATTTTTTGTTGTGTTGTCATAGGATAAATTGTTTCATTAAAATACTTCCAAAATTCATCACCAGCATAAGATTTTACAAGACTACAACCATCCATATTAACACACCTATAGTTTTGCATTATAATATCCCATGTAATGATAAGATTTTCTGAATTCGGATTAAACTTTGGCATTAAAACTGGCGGTAAATAGTTTAAAGTCATTCTACCATTATAACTATTCAACAAATCAACACAATTTGTGCAAAGCATTCGTCTTGTCGGCGATTTACCTTCAATAGGTCTGCGTCGAAAAAATCTGATCTCTGCTACGTTACTTAGTAGTAGTGTTCTTAGTGCGTCTCTTCCGATTTGCATTTGTGGCTGGTTTCTTAGATTCTGAACAAACACCAAAAATGCGCTGTTCATTTAAAAACATTCCCTTTTTAATCTTGTAAACTTCACCATTAACTAATTTGATATCAATATTAGCAACTGATGCACCTTTATCGTTTGGAAAGATAACGATATCATTAATTTTACAATATCTAACATTTGGTCCAGCAATTAATACTTTACCTTTTCGCCATGCTTTCATTAACGTATTTGTTGGTACAAACAACCCATTACGTTCAATTACAGAACCTGCTCCATCTGTAACTTCATCGACATATTCGATAAGAATAATATCGTCAAGTAATTTCTCTAAAACATATTCACCAAGGCCGAAAAAGCCCTCTGAATTTCCGTCAAGATCGATAAGACCTTTGCATTGTTGTAAGTTATCTAAGTGTGATGGAATATCGGTTGGCATAATTTCTATTAATTAATGCCCGATAACCACTAAATCAACAATTAGTTAGATAATCTTCTACCTCTCGTTTTGATATTTCCAATTTTTTAGCAATTAACGTAACAAAGTCAACCTCATTTTCCTTTTTTTGCTTATCTTCTTTTTTCTTTTTAATATACGCAATATGTTTTCTTCTCTGCTTAGGAAGCATATTTAGAAGAAATTTAAACTGATCCTCTTTAACGGCTAATGTTTGTCCGTATTTGTTTGACGTTTCGTTGATAACGTTCGCCATATCCGGGCTATACATAGACAACCAGCGATTGACCATGTACAAATTAAAATCATTTTCTTCGATGGTAATTTCATTGTTTTTATCGAATATGATTGTATTTAAAAAATCAAATATAGTTGACATTAGCTAATAACTTTTGTCGTTGCAACGAAAAAGTCTTGCAACATTGAATAAAATATTTCATTGACATTTTCACAAAATAATTTAACTTGATCATCATTCAAGTTAGTTGAATAAGCAAAACTCGGTGCATTTCTTCCAGCAGTAATATTAATTCCGGTATGTCCTAAAGCAACATTATCTTTTGAAATTGTAATACTCACAGAGCATTTACCCTTTTCCTGCTCTTTACCATCAGATCCTGCAAATTTATCAATAATAAGTAAATCATCCCCATTAATTTCAATTGGTTTATTAAGATAATTTACTGACAATACTTGGCCAATATGAGTATTAAACAATCGTTGAAATGCAACAGCTCCGAGTGGACAAAGATTTGGAATCTCCCAAATAATATTAATTGCATCATCACTATAGATGTAGTCATTATTGAGTAAATCTTCTTGATCAATCAAGTTAGTTGTAACATTCATCGGTCCTCGAAAGATTACAATATCTCCGAGCGGATTAACTTTATCACGTAAAAACTTATAAGCAAACCTGCTATGAATATCTGAGCCGTCGTAAACTTTAATTGAATTAAGAATCATATATGATATATTAAATGGTGAAAATTAAAAATCAATATATATCATCATTAAATCTTAATGCAATTATATCATTATCATCTTCAGTGTAATTTGACCGTAAATCGAATATACATATATGTAAACTGTCTCGTAATTTCACAAGTTCGTGCATATATGATGAATGCATGTCTTCACATAATAGTACTCCACCGATGTTTAATAATTGAAAATAGTTATTCAAGAAAAAGTTTTGCGATTCCCAGGAATGTGGACCGTCCCACCCCGGGTTTTCAGCAAATTTGTGTTTCCATGTTCCCATTGAAAGTTCTACTTCGCAATTCTTTTTATTTATAGAATTGACAATCAAATCCTTTTTCAACTCCCTTATAGTTGTGCCGAACAATGCAAAGTATAAAGCATTAATTATTGTAGATTTACCTGCGCCATTTTTAGCATCTGGTTTATCTAAGTTTCTCCCTGTTATAA